TCAGCACCTGAGTACATCTGTACTGATAAATCTGAGTGCTGGAAATAGTTAGAGGCGATACGAGTACGCTTATCAGCGAAAGTACGCGCTCTATCAGAAACTTGGTTGGCTGCAGAGCAGTTTACTGCTGGCAGCGGAGCCATAACTTCAGATAAGTCGCGGGCTACGATGTCAATAAAGTTTGCGACTACGTTTGCATCTACGCCATCGGGGAAGAAGTCAGGGTAGACCTCAGCAATTTTTCCTTTACGGACAGCAAGTACGTCAAGGTTGCGAGCATCACGTTCGTGATTACGGTGCTTGAGCGAGTCTACTCGCGCAGCAATCTGCTCCATTGATAGTGCCATTGTTGTCCTAACGATTAAAGGGGAAAATTATTTTAGTTTTTTTAAACCAGCATTTATTTGCTTTTGTGCTGCTTTGTTCATAGAGGTTACAAAATCATTAAATTCTCTTATTTGTTTACCGCTCCAAGACGTATTACTTGGGGCTGCTGCGCCGTTTTGGTTAATCTTGCTAACGTTGCGACCTCCGCCGCCGCCGATACCACCAGCAGCGCGGGCTGCTCCGCCGAGATTCTTCATTACCATTTTATTTTCCTATCCGTATTGCTCTGCCCATTGGTCGGCAAAGGCGCTGTCTAAGTTGATAGAGCCACGAGAAGACATTTGCGCTCTCGTTGCCCAACGGTTTGATTGGTACTGACCCACTCTGGTTGACTGTTGCATTAACTCTCGGATGCGGATTACCGCAAACCAAAGAGCCATAACGCAGTCGGTAGGGTTTCTAGTATCTGGCTTCCAAGTAATTAACTCTTGTACCAGGGTCTTGATTCCTTCTGAACCTTCGTTAGAAGGTAGTTCAATAATGTTGTTATCTTGGAAGCGTCCATCTCGGACTGAACCAAAGAGCGTAGCCATAGATGCCACACCGAAAGATGTGTCCCACTTGTTCTTACCAGTAAAGTGTGAGTTCAACTGGCAGCCATATGAGGCTAAGAAGTTTCGCAAGTTATCATCAAGGGCGTAAGCCTTCTGATGGGCGTTGATTTCAATACGCAGTTCCTGTGGACGGTACTTGTCCACCCAATCCTCAATAAGACTTTGAATCTTAGCGGGAGTAGGTTCTGTCATATTGACACAATCTAGAACGTATATTCGTCCGTCTGTTCTATTGTACGAAACAACCACAGCACCAGTAGCCCCAGACATAGCGGGGTCAAGACCGATAACGGTATAAAGATTTTCAGTATTTTTCGGATGACCTACAACCCCCTGTTTGAGTGGGCCACGTTTACGCATTCCGTTGACGGAACCTGCAACGCAGGTAGGTGAGAAGATTGAATCTTCTTGGACATCTTCCTGTTGGTAGACCATAGCCCATACCGAGGGGCTGACCTGAGAGCGGCGCTTAAAGAGAGAAGGGCCATCCCACTTGGGAAAATTTCCATTTGCTAACGCATCGTCCTTTGCATTTTCTTGTTGGTCAGATTCAGGCCACAAGGTTTTCCAGTTAAGTGGGTCTTCATCAAATTCTAAAACTGCTGGCATAGCGCAGTAGGTAAAAGGCGATACGCCTCCAGACCATTGCCCAGGGTCACGTATCATCTTATAAAGGTCAATGGGCGCGACACGGGTTCCTACGATAATTAGTTTTCCGTGCCGCCCCAGACGTGTGATAACTTCCTTCTGAAGCCATTCAAGTTGCTTCTCCCACTCGTGGGCATTTGAGTTCATCACAACATCGTCTAGGATAATCAAGTCGGCACGTGCGCCGTAAATCTGAGAACCAAAACCTAGGGCTTGCACCGTAGGGTCTTTCTCACCTGAGTCACGTCCCGTACCTAGATAAATCATATCGGCAGACCATTGGGTAGCATCTGCTTTGTATCCACCGTTAGGGCCAAAGGCCACCTGCAACTTTGTGTAGGCTGGGTGGGAAAGTCTTGTCTTAATCGCCCCAAGGAACTTACGAGCCATACCCTGCGTCTTAGAGACGATGATGACTCGCATATTGGGGTTGGTCACGATTTTGTATGTGACGTAGTTCGTGGTAATAGTAGTTGACTTGGCGTGTTCAGGAGGTACGTTGATTAACACTCGGTCAGGTTCGCCTGGCTCGTAGGTCATACCTGCTGGCTGCCACCTAGGCTCTATGCCCTCCATTAAGTCCAACCAGTTCAACTGGTGGGAGAAGAGGCGGGAGTCTAGGAACTGCTCGCAGAAGTCGGGGTAGGAAATCTCTTTAATGTCCTTGAGGTCAGCCTTGACCCCTTTGCCCACTAGGCGGGCTTTCTCGGAGCGTTCCTTAAACTCAGGGGAGTTCATCACCCATTGTCTGAAGGTGGTGTCATTTCGGTTGACCGTAGCCATAGCGGCTGTAATAGTCAGACCTTGCTCCAGTTGGAGTAGTACTCGCTCCTGGGCTTCTACCTTGGAGATGTCCACCTTGCCTGGTTTGCGTCCCATTAGGTTGTCCCATCCTGCGCCCCTTTGGGGCATAAATATAACATTAAAAACGCTACCTGTTAAACGGCAGAATTATGGCAATATGATAAATATTAATAACTATATATTATATAAGCGAGCGAGCCGAAGAGCGATGCTCGCTCTATATATATAATTATATATTACATATATAGATAACCTGTAGTTTTACCCAAAACCGAACACTAGGTTCGGATATATTTTTAAAATAGTTGCCCTCTGGGCAAAAGTCCTGCTCAGAGTATATATGGGGGCTAATATAACAGGAATTTTTAGGGTGAGACATATATATACATCTGACCTATATTAAACAACCTCCCCCTCAAATGAATGCCTTAATGGCATTCTCTATATATCGACAATTACTTATTGTCTAGATTATGTCCATATAGTGAGACTACAGGGAGAAGAGAGGTTTATAACATTTTGTTATAATTAAAATATAATTATCCACAAGGGAACTCTCCGCCTGTGGATAACTTAGCCCCCCTTGTGGATAACTATTTAAACTAAGTTACTCGGCGGTAACATATTAACTTTCTAAATTGTCGACAAATCAACATTCTCACAGAGTCCGCGGGTGTGATGTAAATCACATCAAAAGGGCTTGACTTTTACTTTGCGCTCACATATTGTTCTTCTTGTAGCCGAGGGAACAACCCCGAAGCACTCGAACAAGTGTTCGAAAGACAGGAGAATAAAATGCAAAACAATGTAGACATTTTAACCGATTATGTAAAGCCACTAGAAAATTCCGTACTAGATGAATTTATGGCTTTCTCAGAAAAACTTATAGACAATGGAATTTTGCTAGATGTGAAAGACATAATCGCACTCTTCAAGATGTTCCAAGCCTAGCAACACAGCCCCCCGCCCGTATCGGCGGCACAGGTTCAAGACCTACGGGGGGTACGCAATAGCCAGACGGGAAATACTCGGCGGCATTGTACAGGAGGCACTAAATGGCTATAAACCAGACTTGGACTTGCGAATATTGCCGCAAGACCTTAAAAGACCCCAATGGGGCGGCAGAATACTTCCACTCTTGCCGAGACGGCAGAGCCGCAAGACGCGAACAGGAGGCGAACTAATGACTAAAAAAGACTACGAACTAATAGCGGGTATTCTCGCTAAGGCGTACAGCGTACACGGCGGTTGGTCTATGTCGGCTAAAGAGGTAATCGGGCAAATACACGCCGAATTCGATAGAAAACTAAAGGCGGATAACCCCCGATTTAACGAGGACACCTTTAACGATTTCATATTGAAGACGGTAAGGGAACTAAAACCGTGAGCCGCGATTTAACCCCCGAAGAGTGGGAACTAATCCGTTATAGCCTCGCTTGGATAGTTAGAGACAACCGTTACAGCCCGACCAAGCAGAAAGAGGCGCAAGAGTTAGCACTAAAGATTAGAGAGGGCTAGACAGCCCCCGCCTTGCCCCGATATAGTCGGCACAGGTTCGCGACCTAGCAAGGCACAAGGTAGCAAGGCGGGAGATACCCGCTAGCACCTTGCAAGACAGGAGAAAAGCAAATGAGACTAGCAACTAAAGAACTGTTAAAAGAGTTAAGCGACTCTGTGAAAATTTACGAGATAACCTACAGAGACGGCGACCCGCTCTACCAAGTGGAGATTAACGGCTCACCCAATGTAGTTCTTCACCTTGACTATATGACCGCCTACGAAGAGGCTAAGGAGGCTATGAAATGAAATGGGGAACCAGACACGGGCGAATGCAAATCACTATTAAAGGCACGCCCCGCGCTCATTGGTACTATTGGGTAAAGCAAGAGGGCGTAAGAGATTTTCGGGCGGGATATTATGGGTTCGGGCAAGAGATAGCCTTTAGAGATAAGTCATTCGCCACTAGCGCACAAGCGCGAAAGTATTGCGAGGCGAAAGACGCAGAGGCGGTAATCATAGTCGGAGAGCCTACTCACCCCGTATATGCAGAGGGAGGCGCACTACACCGTAAAATTCTTGGAATGTGAGGCAACTCACAGCCTTAGCCCCTTTACAGAGGGCGCGTGTTCGCGGCACACTAGGGCGCAAGGTAGGCAGGGCAACAATGCCCCGCCACCGATTAGCAACAGGAGGCTAATGAAATGCAAGACCAGACACTAGCGAGAAACGAATGGCGCAAGACAATAGCGGGCGAAGAGTACGGAGAGACTAAGCCCCTTGAAATTATAGTGAAAGCGGAACTTGTAAAGCGCGGGGGAAATTCTCTTCCATACTTTTCAATTACGGGAACAATTAAGAAGACAGACAAGCGCTACCGCGACCCCGTTATAACTTGCGGAGCAATACACGATGAAATTCTAGAACATTTTCCAGAACTTGAACCGCTTGTAACTGTTCACTTATCAGAGCCAGACGGGCAACCAATGCACGCAGAGGCTAACGCCCGCTACTGGGCAGGGCTTTGCACATACGCAGACGGTTCCCCAATGGGTGAATACAAGCCGCGAATGTTAGCGGAACATCTACAAGCAGACAGAAAGATAGCCGAAGAAGTTAAAAAAGGTTTTGAAATGGGGCTACCCTGGGAGCGCATAACCGACACCTTAAAACTTAATGAACTATGGAGCGAGCAAGCAAGCGCCGCCCGCGCCCTTTTAAATGATGTTAAGGCGGGGGCATAAATGAACTGCTGGTCTTGTGGAGATACAGCGCAACACACTTGCGCTATTACAGAAAAATCCGTGTGCGATAACTGTTGGGGGGATAGTAATGAAACTAACTAAACGAGGCAAGCGAGTGCGAGCCGTAGCGCTAGTGCTGTGGGCTGTGCTAGTTATCTATCTGGCAGGGCATATTAACTACACAGGACACGGCGTAACTGGTTACTGTTGGGGAACTATTGCAGAGTGCTACGAAGGGGGACTCTAATGGCTGAGTGTATTGAGTGTGAGGGAGACGGTTGCACGCTATGCACAATATTCTGCGGCGACTGCTTAACCCCGTTAGAAAATTGTGGGTGCAGACCTTGATAGCCTTGACTCTTGCAGGACTACCGATTATTATTTTATCTGTGCTTGGAATACTAAGCACACAACCAATAGCAGACGAGACAGGAGAAAAGTAAATGAGTATAACTATTAAGCAAGCGAACAAAGAGACAAGAGCGTGGGCTAAAGAGATTACATTTGAGCGTGAAGGTAAGGAGTATTCGGTAACCCTTTACTGGGATAGTTATGACGGCTACGATATTACCTTTAAGAACAAGACCAATAGCACACCTAAGTGGGCACAGGATTTAATAGAGGTGGATAACGGAGACGAAAATCTATACGAGATACTAGATAACTTAACTGAGGAGGTGAGCGTGTAGTGGAAATCAGAGAGTGTATCCAATGCTTTCGTATGTATGACCAGCCAGAGAATAATGAGGATACTTGTTACTTCTGCCAAGAAAGCGGAAGGGAAGGGAGAACACTATGGCTACAGAGTTAGATGAAGTGCTAGCAATATGTCGCAGGACTAGAGGCAACACGCACGATACAGGCGCACACTATCTGCTCGGTTACATCTGGGCTTGGTTGCCTGATGAAAAGAAGCAAGCGATAGTAGAGATATTTAAGGAGGATACAGATGAGTAGCACAGAAGTTAAACTGGTATTTACTGCACACTTTAAGGTGAGTGGAGACGGTGAGTTAGCCATAGAAAATGCTATGGAAAGAGCGCGAGATTACTACGGTAATGAGGTAGCAGAGTTCGGCGAGTTCACAATAGAAAGGGAAAGTGATGAGTAGTTATGTAGTGCTATGCGAGAACGATAACTGTGAAGCAGAGAACAGTAACTATGAATATAAGAACGGAACATATTGGTTCACTTGCCGCGAGTGCGGTTGGGATAATGAGGTAGTAGAAGACGGGAGTAAGTAATGAAATTCAGAGTATCTTATTTAGTTAGTGGTCTGCGGGTAATGGAAGTCAATGTTCCTGATGATGTGAGTATGCCAGCCAACTGGCAAGAGATGAGCAACGAACAGAAAGACGAGTGGTTGTTCTCGGTTCAGACTAACTCACGCTTGCTTATGGAGGACATAGACTATGCCGAAGCAAGCAAGATAAATGAAATTCCTTAGAGACTCAGCACTTATATACGCAGCAATATTCTTCGGCGGGGGTGGAACTCTCATTGTCCCGTACCTTATATCCATAATAGTTTTATATTTGATAGGAGTAATAGGTTGAACATCAACAGAAACTGGCACGCAGAAGGACTATGCAACGGACACCCAGACCCAGACTTGTGGCACTACCAGAACACACGCTTACCAGATGAACAAGAACTTGAAGTCTTAAGAAGTGTGCAAGCAATAGAGTTATGCCACGACTGCCCCGTAAGGGCTGAGTGTTTGGCTCAAGGTATGGAACGCGAGAACCTTATAAGTATTGGTGGGTGTGGCTCTATCTGGGGTGGATTACTCACAAGTGAGCGTGCCGTATTGGCGGGTGGCAACCCAAATGCACACACAATTAGAGATGAACGCCGACACAGGGCGCACGTCAGACAGAAAATTGCTAGAATTAAGGTATGAAAAGACAGACACTAGCCCTTATCGGGTTGCTTATAGTTGCCTCACTCTTTCCTATATCGGAAAAGGTGGAAGTTAAGGTTAGCGTTAAGCACCCGATAGTGGTGCAGACTAAGGCAACAATGGAACAGAAGCGGGCTAACAAACGAATGGCAGATACCTTTGCCCGCGTTGGGTTCGGTTGGGATAAGCGACAGAGGGCGTGTGTCCACCTAATCTTCACGAAAGAAAGTCGCTATGACCATTTAGCCAAGAACCAACAAGGCTCTAGTGCATACGGAATTGCACAGATGTTAGGCGAGAAGTCTACCGACCCAGCAGTACAGATACTACGAGCCTTTCACTACATAGAAGTAAGATACGGTACACCTTGCAGAGCGTGGAAGCACCACCGCAAGGGCTGGTACTGATGTTTGACCTACAAGGTGAGCCTACCTTTGCTTGTATCTGCGGTTGCTTGATGTTTGAGATAACTGTGATGTGGGATAGGTGGGATAGAAGTATAGGTTGGTATGATTTGAAACAGAAATGTAAGGAGTGTGGTTCGTTAAGCACCGCACCGACACCGATAGACGGAGAAGATGATGCCTACTTATGACTATAAGTGTAATGAATGTGGTAGTAGCAGGGAAATACAAAAAGATTTCGGAGACAACACCGACCCAACTTGTTGCCAATTAACAATGAGTCGTGTATGGTCAGCAATACCAGTCCACTTTAAAACAGGTGGCTTCTATTCAACAGGAGGATAAGATGAATACAATACAGAGTTGGAAAGAGATTACAGAACTCTACGAAAAAGAAATGATACGGGATTACCCCGAAGGATTATGGGTAGACCCATCGGAGACAGAAGTAGATAGCAACCTCTGAAGTATCTGATTTATACTGTCAAGCATTTTAGTTTTATCGGCGTGTCGCCGTCTGGGTTTTCTAAAAAATAAAAAATCTAAAAAGTCCATTTGCTATACTTGCTTCATCATCTACTAGACAGGAGAAATCAGATGATAGAAATAACACAGCACCAACTCAAGGTCTGCCTTGAGGCACTAAAGATAGCAGAGGATACAGTACAGAACGACTCAAAGTTTGGGTCGGTTATTATTGACTTGCTACTTAAGACAGGGGAATAAGATGATAGAACTAACTAAAGCAGAACTTAACAGTCTCTATTCACTAGCGGCTCGTGAAGTTCAAACACCGAAAGAAGAAGTATCTCAAGACGACTATGCTTATAAAAGGTTTATAGATTACTGGGATAAACTTGCAGATAAGTTGCGGATACTTTCTGAAGAAAAGACGGGAGAATAAAATGACTACATCAAAGAAGCCACCAGCCTGTCCACGTTGTGGAAAGGTTTTAACTATCAGTTTGTTCGGCAAGATTAAACTGTGCTGTAAAGCCTAACTGATAATAGAAAGCCCCCGCTTCGGCGGGGGTTTTTTATTTCTCTTCTTCTTCCTGCTTCGGTACTTCATCATCATCTCGGAATGGTCTGAACCCACCAATTTTATTTATCAGTTTGCGGATAGCCCGCTTGTGTCTCATTCGTGCAGCGTCTTCGCTACCCAACTGCAACTCACTTGCTATCGCACCGAAGTCCATAGCCTCTGCGTGCCGCAGGAACAATACTTTCCTATCATCTTTAGGAAGTTTCCAGAAACCGTAATCAACTTCAATCATCATCGCCATCATATTGCCACCTTCATTCGGGGCTGACGGGCTGCTCGGTCTGCCTAAGTCTACCTTCGCACCGAGTCCGTGTTCACCTCTTAAGACGGCAGGAAGAATTGCCTCAACCATATCAGCCTCATAAAAGAACAAGTCACTTGCTTCATAGCCACCCGACTTCGCTTTCCAATGTTGGCAATAGTCCAACGCTTGATTGCGAAGAGAGCGATACAATAAATTCTTTGCATCTTTCTCACCGATTGCTTCCCACGTATCTAACTTGTTCGGGTGTTCAACAAACCATTGGTAGAGTGACTGACGTATATCATCATACTCAATCGGAGAAAACTTTCTATGATAGTCAGAGGCAACAGCATCAACGATGTACTGCCAACGCTCTATTCTATTCCACTCTATCATCTTCTTTATACTTCCTTGTCGCAGTCATTAAGTCGTCAACAGTTATGAGGAAGCCTTTGCTTTGGTTCGGAGGAATGAAACAACTTATCTCCCTACCAAATTCTTTTACTGCATATCGCAGCACATCAGTTGGCACGATGAGAGTTGACTCTTGTAACACGAAAGCCCAATACGCTGCTTCGGTTACACCGAGTCCAGATGCGCCCCAGTCTCCGACCTTCTGAAAGAAACATTCTGTTTCTATATAAAGGTTGTTTGTCTTGAACCACTTGCGGTCACGCTTAACCTCAACAGTACGTCCACCAGTAAGCAACTCGTCTACAAGTTGTTCGCCTTTACGACCATAGCCAAAGTCTAAATCAAAACTAGATTTAGTTGCCACTATCCCACTTACCCCTTAGAACGAGTAGCCCAATTATACCATAGTTGGCTATATCCTTGAAGGAGTCTTCAAGTGGTTCGTTCTCAGCGGTAGTGTTGCCTTGCTTAGTTAGGTTAACAATGCGGGCTATCTTGTCCCACATTCGTACTACTAATCCCTGTGTTGCACCGTAAGGTGAGTTGGATATGTTCTTCGCGCCGTAGTCTCGGTGCTTCTTGATTAGCAGGTCACCAAGTTCCAACATCGTATCTCTTACGTTTAACTCAAACTCTGCCCAGTTAGTAGAGGTATGTGTAGCGTCACTACTAGAGTCTTTTCCTCCACAACATAGTTCTTCACGCTCAACCCTTGTTCTGCCAAGTGGGTTATAATCTGCCATATCTCTTCACGCTCCGCCTTCTTCATCTGTTTCCTCCGACAATAGTTCTTCTAAAGACTTATCAAAATCCTGCAACGCAGACTTGACTACCATATCCTCAACCAGTTCATCTATCAAATCGTAACCCATCTCACCTGCAAAGAGAGTCACATAGGTGGACTGGCTAATCAGTTTAATCTTATCTGGTTCTTCTGAATGATAGTACATAAAGCGAAGTAGTGAACCGAGCAACAACTTAAACCCATTGGGTAAGATGTAGTAAGGGTCAAAGTCTTCATCATCTTCTAGCGTGTGGTCTATTAACTCAAATGAATTCTCAAACTGTTGCTTACATTCGTGGCAAAAGTTTGGAGTTCCTTCATCATCGTTAAAATCAAATGCCACTATGCAATGCCAGCCTTATCCTTTATGTATCCTGCTCCGTGCTTGACATATAGTGAGTTGACATCTTCTCCTTCTGGCAGTTGCACAATAGTAACGGGGAGTTCCCTAGCCAATGAGCGTGCGAACTCCGTCCCCGCTTGGTCACCGTCTGCAAAGACGAAGACTCTTTCAAAGTCTGCGAGTAATCTCGTGTAATGTTTCTTCCAACTGTTAGCACCAGGCACACCGATACAAGAGATGCCCACGCAATGACTAAGAGTAATGGTATCCAGTTCACCTTCACACACTCCAATGAAATCACCAGCACGTTCAACATCTAATACGTTGTACATCTTTGTCTCTGCCCCAGTCATACCCATATACTTTGGTTCAACTGCGGGGTTGAGAGAACGAAATCTTAAATCAACTACACCAGTTTTAGTTACGTAAGGTATAGATAAGCGACCAACGAATGCTTCGTGTCCAACCTCAGGCTCCACGACTACGCCTAATTGCGCCAGACGTGCTACCTCCAGAGGAATTCCCCTGCTTTCTAGGTAGTCTTGAGCCTGATAGATGCTTGCCGCGTACTTCTCTGCTGCTCGTCCCAGTAAATCCTTCTGCGATTGACTTTGCTTCACGTATGTTTACTCCTTCACGCTGTGCAATGAGTTGCAAACTGTTACCTTGTACGCCACAGGCAAAGCATATAAAGATATTTTTGTCCAAGTTCGCGGAACCTGACTGGTGCGTATCATCGTGGAACGGACACTTAAGGTTGACTTGCCCGTGTCTTTGTCTAATGTTCGCACCGTAATGTGTGAGGACATCTGCGATGTCTGGCAAGTCGTTGTCAATTTTTATCACCATAACCTGCATCTCTTAATAGTTTCACAGCATCCTCCAGTCTTAGTAAGCATACCCAATCGGATACACTCTTCTCACCTTGACCATTGAGTCTTAAGACTACAACGCCCAAGTCTTTTCCATTGTCTCTATCTTTTAATTGCGCGATAGCAGCAGCAGGATTAAATCCTGTTCTTGCCTTTACTTCCCAGTCAATGCCAATAGTGCCAGTAATATCAGAACCGCTACGACCAGCACCCGTGCTTTCAGCAAAAGGGAATCCGTTATCTGCAAGGTATAGTGCCAAGACTTTTTGACTTCTGTATCCTCTATGTTTGCGCGATTGCGATGCCACTTAGTACGCACTCTTGTCCTTGCGGAGAATGCGGATAGCCCAGTTCATACCAACGTTAACGCCTTCAGTCCACTCATCGGAGACAGGTGGCTTGGCTTCTTCTATCTTGGTAATAAAGACTAACAACTCTTCATTAACCTTTTGCATTACGAGTTGACGCATCTCTTGCGTTATATCGTCTTCTTCTTCTCTTAACATTTGTTATCCATTCTCTGGTATGTCGTCCATAAACATATACTCAGGGTTAAATGATAGCCAACAATTCAGGTTTGCGTTGGCATCGGCACGCCCATATCTATTCTTTACTGGTGCAACTGCCATTGAAGTGCCGACCACACCAAGAGTACAAATAAGAGCAGGTAACTGAGCAACTTTACCTTGTAGAGCCGACCTTGGTTGGCAAGGGTTACCCATAACTGCCTCGCTAGTATGATGAAGAATAATAATTGCAGCATTGGTGGCACGAGCAAGGTACTTCAACTCCTTCATAATCGCACGCATAGATGCGAACTCTTCGCCACCATCGGTGGCTATATCCATTAGGTTATCTACGAAGATAGCCACAGGTGGGCAGCCCCACAATTCCTCAAAGGCTTGTACTTCTTCGTCAATGTCTTGCAAGGTAGGGCTAGACTCAAATGACCAGACAACGTGACTGCTCTTATGCAGTATCGCCTTAGTCCAACCAGCATCAGAGTTCATCAACGCTTCTACATCTGTCTGGTTCTTACCGCTAATCATAGATGCTAGGCGCATAGCCATAGTGTGTGCGTTGGTATCTGCAGATATGTATAGGCTAGGTACTTTCATTCTCAACGCTAGTGCTAGTGCAAGAGTGGACTTACCAACTCCTGGTGTACCAGCGAGCATAGAGACTTCCGCTCTACGAAATATAATTTTGTTTGCATCAAATGTTTTGAAGACAGAGGGCAACGGTTCTCCACCGATGTCTGCCCTGCCTACACTTCTTACTAAAGTTCTCATTGCGTCTCCTGTCTATGTTGGCGGAGGGGTAAGTATCTTCCCCTAATAAATACCCCTCCACCAATTCTTATAGCATTTCGTCCTGTATTAGTTCTGCGGTTTGCATTGGTCTGGTGTTCCCATTGGAGTCGGACAAGCCCAGAATGCGTAAGGCTTCCCCGTTGTCTTGCTGACTCCCTGACGGAATGTTCGCGCTCCGTGAATACAGGTTGGTGTAGACATTGCTGCCCCCGTAGCGGATGCTGGTGCTGTCGGGGCGGTTGCGGAAGTAGCCCAGACTGGAGTGTCTGGAGTTGAAGTAGTGGTTGCCAAAGGGGCTGCCACCGTTGCTGCATTCAACATCTTTGATGTTGCTGCAATTTGCGTTGAGTAGTCGGAGACACCTTCAAGTAATACTGATAGTTCGTCTGCTGTATTAGCACGAACGTTAATCATATCCCCCGCAGATGTCTTGTAACTAACTTGTAGTTTCCAGTTTTCTGTTGTCATTTGTTTCCTTTTTTAGTGAATTGGCAATGCTCTGTGAGTCCACAGAAATTGCACGATTGTAGGTTCGGTAGAAATATACCAGCCTTGCGTGCTTTATCAAAGCCATCAACAAAGTACTCAAGCGTGTCTAGCGTATATCTACTTAGGTCAATCATCTCCCCTGTCCCCGATTCACGAGACATCCAGTAGTTTCCTAGATTGACTTCTGCACCAATCATCTGCTCTACCCCGACTTTATAGAAGCCAAGTTGTAGGTCAGATGTTGGTCTAGTGCGTGATGTCTTGAGGTCAACTATTACAAGTTGTCCGTCTACCTCAAAGATTCTGTCAATGAACATCTTGACTGGAACACCTGCAATGACTGGGTTCAACTCCAGTTCAATAGCACGTATACCTTGTGGAGTTGTCCAGATTTTCCAGTTAGGGTTGTTCTTGCGCCAAGTGATGTAGTTGTCTACCCAAATGGAACCATTAGTATTCCACCAAGCACCGTCTTCTTTATTCGGATTATCTTTGGTGGCTCTTCCTGCACGGCGTGCAGTTGTCAGGTCTAAACCTTCAGTCTCTTTCTTCCAAGCCTTGTCCCACAGTAGGTTACTCATTCTCTAAGTCCCAGAGTTCTGCTGCGTAGTGGAATGCTCTTCCACCTGCCGACCAGATACTAGGTTCTTCAGGAACTTGGAGCAAGCGCCCAAGATAGTACTGATAACCGCACGTAAGGAAGGTCGTGAAGGCGGAGTAAGAGATGTGTTCGGGTAGAACATACTCATCTAGTTTAATCATCCGTATCTAGGATTTCAACTAGGTAATTTACTTCTTCACGTAGTTGCTTGACGCTCTCATCAAGTAGCAGTAGAGCATCAGATAGTTCATCTAGTTTTTTAATTTGTTGGTTGTTAAACACGTTAACTCCTGTCGTAGTTGTTTAGATAGTCCCCTCTAAGAGGACAGGAGGTGACTCAATCAGAGGGAACTATCTAATATTCAGTTGATTATTAATATATAATATATATTATATAAGGCGCTCCGCGCCTATATATTATTATAATGTTATATTAATAATTAAATTATACACACACCCGACTGGAGAATAAATGTCCGACACGCCGAAGTACCCCAACTGGTTTGATAGCCAGAAGTACAACTTTGAGAATCACCTGACCCGATTCAAGGGTGAGCCGAATCTTAAGTTCCTGCAGATAGGTGCATATACTGGCGATGCCAGCGAGTGGCTACTGTCTACTATCTTGACTGACCCGACATCAACCCTTACCGATGTGGATACTTGGCAGGGTTCCGATGAGCGTGAGCATAAGGCTATGGACTTCAACGAAGTCTATGACCTGTACCTCAACCGAATGGAGAAGTACGAGAACCTAATGTCTATCAAGGGTGACTCATCTTATGTACTGCCAGCACTTCGGGAGCAGTACGACTTCATCTATGTTGACGGTGACCACACCGAGAAGGCTGTCTATCGTGATGCCAACAATGCTTGGGCTTTACTTAAGACCGAAGGCATCCTTGCCTTTGATGATTACCTCTGGGGTTCAGATGTCCACCCAGAACTGCGACCTATGTTAGCCATAGATAAATTCCTTGAGGAAAAGCAAGGGCAGTACACGTTACTCAGTCAGGATTACCAAGTTTGGATTGTCCGTAGATGACAAATAACCCCCCAAGGGTAGGATAATTCCTACCACTCAGGGGGCTACGTGTCTTAAAACCGCCTTCTAAGGCGTATGCGGGTTACTTAGCGCCGCGTCCGAACTCTGTTGCTTTAGGGTCTAAAGCCTTGAGTACTGGGCCAGCGACTGCTGCAACTCCTGCTGCGAGCAAAGCCTTAGGGCTTGTCTCACCTGCAAGGTATAGTGCCATTACTGCCGCAAATGCTGCACGACCGTAAGAGAGTGCAATCTGTGTGAACTTTTCTTTCATTGGTTTCTCCTTAAGATTTGAAGACTGGCTTGCCGAAACCAACGATGGTTACAGCCTGAGACTTTCTCAACTTTGAGCC